ACTTTGCTTCCAACGTGGGCAGGTATGACAGGCGCACGGGAGACTATGACAGCGGGATCACCTGAATTTGTAAACTTCACTATGGCAACCGTTGCAGGCTATGCTGCACAGGGTGTTGAAGTTGGTATTTGGCAAGGAGCAATGACAACAGGTCAAAAAGGCTTTTTGTCAAATGATGGGGTTTTGGATGCCGCAGGATACGCTGCGTCAATTTTAGGCGGTGCAACGGCTACCAATGAAGAAGTAGTTACGGCTGCTGGTTTTGATGCAGCTAATATTCTTGGTGCAGCTGGTGCATTTTCAGAAGTGTACAACAATGCGCTTACAAACTGCCCTGCTATCTTAAATCGTACTGACGTTGCTTTCTACTGCTCGCCAAAAACAGCAGGTTCGTATATGCAAGGTCTGGCTCTTTCAGGTCAGCAACAAGGTGTGAATTTGCAGTCTACTAACCAAGCGTTTGATACATTGCAATACCTAGGTATTCCAATTTATGTATGTCCTGGAATGTTTGACGATGCTTTGATTCTTACTTATGTAGAGAACTTGGTAGTAGGTTCAAACTTGAACACGGATTACACGACTGCACAGTACATTGACGATTGGATGTATTCAGGTTCTGACTTGGTTAAAATCGCTATGCGATTTGGAACAGGAATGCAGGTAGGAATTCCTGGTGATGTCGTAGTAGGTACTTATACTCTTGCTTAATAAGTAAAGTATGGCTTGCGATATTTCAAGCGGACGGATAGTCGATTGTAAAGATCAAGTCGGCGGGATTAGCCGTGTATACATAGGCAACTATGCAGACATGATTAATAACGCTACGTGGACAGCAGCAACTAACGATACAGTTACTGCTATTGCTGCACAAGATTTTTATCAATTTGACGTTCGCCCCGAAACGAGTTCTATGACAGTCACTTACGCAAGTGACCCTGCCGCAGGAACTACGTTTTTCGAACAAGCATTATCTCTGACATTTCAAAAGCTGGATGCTACAGATATTGCTGATATACGCGCGCTGTGCCAAGGGCGGCCTAACATTTGGGTTGAAGACAACAATTCCAATGTATGGTTGCTAGGTGCAGAATTTGGATGTAACGTAACAGGGGGCAACCTTGTTACGGGGACATCTTTTGCAGATTTGACGGGTTACACTATTGACTTCTCAGGACGAGAATCAAACCCTGTTTGGATTGCATCACCAGGTTCGGTGGGTAGTCCATTGAGTGGGGTAACGGGTGTAACTGTATTATAAATTTGGGTTAGAGGAAAGGGGGGGAAGGTTCTGCTTTGCCTTCCCCCTTTTTTTCATTACAAAAGACAGAATATGATACAACTTACCAACGATGCAGGTTACCAATCGTTCTATCTAAAGCTAGATGGATATGACACTACAGCATTAACGAACGTCAGGGTTACAATCGTAAATCAATTGACTGGTAAGTTGACGGCTTTTGGATCGGTTACGCCTACGGCAGCCAACGGTAGGTATACGACCATTCAAATCGAAATAGCGGCTAGTCCAAAACTTGTTGAAGGTTTGTATTTGTTGACAGTCAAAAATGATGCAAACAATGTAACTTACGCTAAACGTCTTGCGTTTGTTTCAAGCACACCTGCCTTTGAAGAATCGACATACACGCCGTATGAAGAAAACGATACAGACGCATACAACGTATACGCACAATGAATAAGCAGAACTTCTCAATTTTACAGTATCAAGCTACTAACGTTCCTCTTTTTCGAGAGAGTCAGAATAAGCTGTGGATTGATATGGGCGTTGACAATCTCTACCCACACTACTTAGAAGAACTTTTTGCTAGTTCAAGTATGCACGGTGCAATCATTAAAGGCGCAAGCGAAATGATTTATGGTGAAGGCTTGAATGCAATTGGAAAAGATAAACACGTTGACCAATGGCTAAAGGTAAATTCTATTTTTGGCGATGGATCGTGTTTAAAGAAAGCTGCCTTTGACCTAAAGCTATACGGTCAATGCTACTTAAATATCATTTGGAGTCAAGACCGAACTACGGTTAGCCGTGTACACCATTTGCCAGCAGCGACTATCCGATGCGGCATAGCTGACGATGAAGATAATATCCCTTTGTTTTATCATAAAAAGGATTGGGACAAACAGCAAGAAGAGCCTTTAGTCATTCCCGCTTTCAATACTAACGATAGAACTGCGCCTTCGCAATGCTTGCATATCAAAATGTATACGCCGTTATCGTTTTACTATGGCGCACCCGATTATCAAGCAGGCACAAATTGGGCGCAAATAGCGTCTGATTTATCCGACTACCATCTTTCCACAATTTCTCAGGGCTTCTTTCCTAGTACCATTATGTCTTTTTTTGGGGGCGTACCAACAGAAGAAGAACGTGCTGAATTAGAGCGATTAGTTTATAACAAGTTCGGAGGGGCGAACAACGCAGGTAAAATCTTGATGACGTTTAATGACTCACAAGACACCGCCCCAACTGTTGAAAGTTTTAATATATCCGATGCTCACCAAATCTTTGACTATCTAAGTGAGCAATGCGATAAAAAAGTATTGTCAGCGCATAGGGTAACTTCTCCGTTGCTATTTGGTTTGCGCGATACAGGAGGGGGTTTTGGAAACAATGCTGATGAGATGAAAGAGTCGTATGACTTGTTCTATAACACAGTCATTTTACCTTTTCAACGTCTATTGCTTGACGGCTTACGTCCAGTCTTTGCAGCGAGTAACGTTACGCTTGAATTGTACTTTACACCTATGAAGCCTGCGTCATTTGTAGACGTAGATAATTTGTTTAATCCTGTAGCAGCAGGCGATAGTTCAGATAAAGATGCGAGTTATGATGGCGGGCAAATCGGAAGCGCGGTTGATGTCTTAGTCAAAGTGCAAGAAGGGCTTATTACAGTTGATCAAGCTAAAGTATTCTTAGTGCAGATGTTGCAATTTACACCTGAAGTAGCAGATGCTTTGTTCAGGGAAGGCGTAGACGCAATCGAAGAAGTACAGAAGGAAGAGGTACAAGAAGAAGCAATTGCAGAAACGCAGTTAAAAAAAAAAGACTCTGAGTTAAAGAAGCGCATGAGGGCTTTGGATGCAAGGTTGGGCGATGATTACTATCACGTAAAATCGGAGGCTGTAGGTAGCGATGGTATTGACGCGCTGTTACACGCTAAAAAACATTTTTTTTACGCGGAATATTCAGACGTAGAAAACGTTTCTGATTACGGGGATATTATAGGTAGAGATGGCTATCTGTTTGCCGTAAGGTATCGCTACGAAGAAACGGCTACGACACCTGCCCAAAGCAACGAGAGCAGGGACTTTTGCGTAGACATGATGGATTTATCAAACGCAGGTGTTATCTATCGTTATGAAGACATTGAAGAAATGTATGGTGAGAACGTTGAGTTTTTCCATAAGCCTTCGATGCCTTACGATATTTTTGAATGGAAAGGTGGAATTTATTGTCGACACGGTTGGCAGCGGGAAATTTTTATTTACGCTCCTGATGGTGAGCCGCAAGAAATGGAGATGATAGAAATTGAGGGAAATTGGGATGATGTAATGGAACGAGTTGGAAACAACCCTGACATTGTACAAAAAGGAGAAGAATATATTGCACCGATTGACACACCATCAAGGGGCGCATACAACTAAACAACATGGCAACTACACTATACATAAGTTCAAGCAAGCTAAAGCGAGATACAGCACTTGGAAGCACGGTTGATGACAACCTCTTGCAGCCTTACATAAAGATTGCACAGGACAGATGGATTTTACCTGCTTTAGGTACAGAACTAGAAAACAAAATCAGCGCATTGATTGATGCTGATGAAGTAGCAAATCCTGGTAACGAAGCCTACGCAACGCTTTTAAACGATTACATACAGCCGTGTTTGGTGCAGCTTGCTTTTACGGAAGTTGCCTATGTAGTGCGTATGAAGTTCGCAAACAATAGCGTAGTAGTAAACGGATCAGAACAAGGTTCTGCCGCAAGCCTTACAGACATTAAAGTTATTGTAGAGCAATCAAACGAAATCGGTATGTTTTACCGTCAGCGTATGATTACGTATCTTCAGTTTAACAGCGGTTCATTTCCTGAATACACATCAAATACAGGGGCTGACCTTTCACCATCTCAACGCAATTATTTTGGAGGACTCAACGTGTACCCAAGAATTCCCACGAACAATCAACTCAAAGCAGTTGCAACAGCTTTGGGCATTAGATATTACAACGCGTAATCATTTGAAACTTCAGAAATACTTAAACGATGTCAACCAAAGTAACCGACTTAACGGAGTTAGCAGCAACGCCTGACAGTACAGACGTTTTACACATTGTAGACGTAGGCGATACTTCAGGAGGATCAGCAGGCACAAGTAAGAAAATTAAGGTCAGCAACCTTTTAGCTAGTGGGGGCGCGGTTGATTCTGTCAATGGACAAACAGGTGTAGTAGTTCTTGAGATGAATGATATAGATGATGTCAACGCAGCTGCACCTGCGGACAATATCGTTTTATCATACGATACGGCTACAAGTAAGTACATAGCCGATACGCGACTAACTACGCTATACACAGAATTTAGAAATGGTACTGCGGTAAATGTATATGCAGACGGAACAACTGCAACGCAAGGAAGAATCGAGTTAACGGCTACAGGGGCAAATCTAAAAACAGGCGTAACAGGAATTGACGTTACAGAAACGAGTCCAGGCGATATAGATTTTACTGTAGCTACGGATGCAACGGGTAGCACAACGTTTACTGCGCTTCACTTAGACGGAACGACAGTTGCAAACGAAGCCAATCTAATTGTTAAGCTAGGATGTTTTTTAGCCATTGAAGGTACAAGCAATGCACAGGCTAAATTTCGCAGCACAAATTCAGGCAACACACTATACAACGTCCCTGCTTCTTCAGGAACTTTAGCTTTAACTAGTGATATTCCAAGCGTACCTGTTGATGATGTAACAGGCGGTACAGGAATTACAGCTAGTCCAACAACAGGAAACGTAGTTGTTACTTTAGACAACACAGCAGTTACACCAGGTAGTTACACGAGCGCAGATATAACAGTAGATGCACAGGGGCGCATTACGGCAGCAGCTAACGGAAGCGGTGGGGGCGGTAGCGGAATTAAATTTTCGACAGCGTTCGGTGGGCGGTGGGAATTTTCCACAAGTGAAACAGGCGCAACTAAATGGGTAAATTTAGGCGGTTACAACGGCATGAGTTTTTATAATTGGACTAATGGTCAAACGGCAACTTTGTCTGCTGACCCACCAACGGTTGGTTCATCTACTTTAACTTTAAATTCATATTTCTACGGTAAATATGGGTGGATCACACCTACGGCAGGAACATTAAAAATTAACGCAACCTGTAGTTGGGACACAATGACTGCGGGTGGGGCTGGTGAGGTTATGGAATGGCTTTGTTTAAAAGTTCCTGGAACTGAGTTAAACGGGACTTTTCAAGGCTCAGTTGCAGGTACTGTTTGTGCTTACGGCTCAGTTACTTGTCCATCAAGCAACCCAAATATTAGCCCAAATTCTCTTGCCATTACAGGAGGAAGTGTATCGGCAGGCGATGTTATAATGACATTAGCACGTTTTAAAAATGCTACATTTACTTCCACACAATATATTCAAAGTAACGTATCATTTACAGTAGAATGAGCAATCACACAAAAACACCTGAACAAATGCACTCTTTGGTAGCTGATATGTTAGCGGCTCAAACGGATGCAGAAAAAATTGTTCTTATTGAAATATTTTTACAATCGTTTGTAGATGATTTTTACGCCTCTGAAATTGAAGAGCCATGAATTACGAATTGATTAGCGTAGCGGTGGGTGCAGTCGGTGGGATAATCGCAACTTATGTGAAGATGGAAAACGAACTGACTAAAGTAAAAAGCCGTTTGATTAGCTTAGAGAAACAAGAAACTAGGGTGCAACAATCCTTAGACGTTTTGCTAGAAGGCGTAAACGAAATCAAATTGCTACTCGCTAAAAAAGGAATAGAATGAATGCAGATTAAGATGTCTACTCGCTTAGTTGTTTTGACTAAAACAAAGGCTTTTAAAATTCCATTGGATCGCAGAGGATGGTTGCAAGGAATAAACGAAGGGAAGGTTTGGAAGGATTACAAAAGAAGCGGTTATCTTGCTCCGTTGCTTTGGTCGTTTGGTGGGTTTGTTTGTATGCGGAGAATCGCACCTACTAACGAAATACCTTCGCAACTTGTTGCAATAATTAAAGCTACTATTCCCGCTTTCGACATAACTAACTGTGACTTGTACCGTTTAGAAAATTGGGGCGAGTATAGGGGTTCTCGTGTTCTTTTAGATTACGGTATCGACGAACGCATTTCAACAATGTACGCATGAAACTACGAAGGCAATATGAAGATAGTTTCTACTTGGTAGTAGTGGGTTTGGTTGGGTTGCTTTTATCTGTGCTTTATTTGCTATGAGGCAGCTTAAAAAAATTATTCTGCATTGCACGGCTACCAGGGAAGGGCAAGAATTAGACATAACAACCATTGACCATTGGCACAGAAAAAGGGGATGGTCAGAAATCGGTTATCACTACGTGATTTATGCTAATGGGTTTATAGCAACAGGAAGGGACATAAGAAAAAAAGGTGCGCACGTTAAAGGAGAAAATCATGATTCCGTAGGTGTCGCATACGTAGGGGGACTTGATCAAAATTTAGTACCAACAGACACAATGACCATGAAGCAAGAACTAGCTTTTTTGCATTTAGTAAATTCCTTACGTGTCGTGTTTGGTGAACTATCTGTACATGGACATAATGAGTATTCAAGCAAAGCCTGCCCTAGCTTTAACGTGCAGGAAAAATATAAATTCTTAAATAAATAAAGATGGATTTTCTACTATCGAACTGGAGCGAAATTGCGCTCATTTTAATCACGGCAGGATCAAGTTATACTGCCTTAACCGAAACAAAAGCTGACGATAAAATTTTTAATGTTTTGTCACGGATTTTGCAAGCGGTAGTTTTTGGAAAAAACCGAGGCAAGAAGTAACTTGTAAGCGTATTTTACGTGTTCTTTCTCTGAATCCCTGCCTAACGAGGTGGGGATTTTTTGTGCCTAAATAATTCAAATGTTGCATTATTGATTACTTTACACTATATTGGCGTTATGAAAAACAACACGATAGATATTTACAGAGAGTACCGATGGATTGATAGAACCGAGGTATTCTATGAATTGCACAAAGGTTTGAAAGAATCAGGTGATGACCCTGCAATGGAAGCAGAAGTAAAGGCCTTGCTTGAGAAATGCGAGGCTAAACTAGCAGACTATACAAAGCTACGACAAGTACACGCTAAGACGGTAGCAGACAATTTTATGCTAGGAGTACACAAATTAGTAGAAAGCATTAAGTAATGACACACTATATAGACGTAAGGGAAGGCACACATTTAGAAGTGTCTTATAATTATTATCGGTCAGTAACATCGAACGATTACGATGTGCCGCCTGACCCTGAAGAATTTGAAATAGAAAAAATAGAGTTAGTCAGCGATTCAGGCGTTCGCATGGATATAACCAGTTTGACGGAAGACTTGTTAAACGTCTTGCGATGGGATAAAATCAACGAAGAAATCTTTAACCAACATAATTAAAATGAGCAAAATTATTCAAATGCAGTCGTGGGGCAAGCCTTGGAAAAATGACCAAGGAGTTGATTGCTTCAATTTCGAAGTGCTGCTAGACGATCAACGTAGCGCAATTGTAACCGCACAAAGCGAAACACGATGGCAAGTAGGCAACGAATGCGAAGTGACCAAAGAATGGACAGATAAGCAAGGCAACAAACGTATGTCACTAAGCAAGCCCAAATCAGAATGGCAAAGCAAAGGAGGTGGGGGTAAGTCTGCTGAAGACCAGGTACGTATTGGCAGACAATGGGCTATCAATACATCAATTAACTATTTGCAACTTGTCGTTACGGCCACAGGTCAAATGACACCCGATGAAATTGCTAGGGCAGCACGTATGTTTATTGATATGCGCGATGGCTTAGATGACTTTAAGTACGACCAAGTAAATAATGATGACTTGCCTTTCTAATGAATGAATTTATAACAACGCCTACATCTGAAGATAGGTATAATGACATCGTACATAATTTTTTTTTATGGCTTCAAAGACAGCCGCAGATGCGTAAGCACATGAACAAAGACAACGTGTCTACACTTGTTTTTCAATTAGGATATACGCTAGTAAATGGTAAGGACGGTGAGAAATTTTTGCACCCAACCAAAACAGCAATTCAGCATGATTGTGATTTTCCTGCGTATTGGAAAGAGTTTGACAAGTCGGGTGACGTTAGCGACATAAAAGGATTTCGGAAACCAAAGAAGAAAAAAAAAGCATAAAATGGGAAAACTAAAACAAAGCCTTGAAGACGGGCATATATTGGAATACAGGTATATACACGAGCCGTTGCCTGAAGATTTGAAATGGGCGGTAGGATGTGCATCAGCCTTTTCAGATAGCCCTGAAGAAACAAAGCAAAACGCTCTGTTATTGTTACAAACCTTAGACGAACTAAAAAATGACTTTAGAAACTTTCATTAAGATTAAGTTTGGCACACAGAACAAGCTGGGCGAAGCCTTAGAAGTAGGTCAAAATACCGTGAACAGATGGTATAATAACGATCCTAAAAAATTCTTTACGCACGTACAGCAGCTTGCAAAATGGGGCGATGTGCCTGTTGAAGAAGTAGTAGATATGATTGAACAACGCTGTACGGATGTTCGACACTTACAAGCTGTCCGTAAATGAATTGCGTTTGCTTAGAAAGCAACTGTATTATCTCCATGCAGAAATGACTAAGTACAAGCGGCAAATGGTGACTGATGAATTAGCTACAATAAATCAGCGGTTACACGAGTTAACAGGAGAGCATAAATATCTACTCAAATGAACAACAGAGAATTTAAGGGCGTATGGATACCAGCGGATTTATATCTAAATCAAGACTTGAATTGGACAACGAAATTAATAATCCTGGAAATTGATTCGTTTAGTCGTAACGGTTTGCCTTGCTTCATAAGTAATGCTCACCTGTGCAGTCACTTACAATGCTCACAGAGTACAGTTGAAAAAGCATTAAAGGCAGCAGAAGATGCGGGATTTATAACCCGTACACGAGAGATGATTGGAGAGCATACCCGTAGAATTTTACGGATGAATACCGTAATAAATGACGGGGTTAACCCGTCAAAAACTACGGCTACTACCCGTAAAAAAGTACGACATAATAATACAAGGAACAGTACAAGTAACAAACCAATGAAAACAAGCAAGCCTAATGCGCAAGAATGTTATTTGTACTTTGCAGAATTAGGAGTTGAAAATCATTACGACGAAGCAGAAGCATTTAAAGATTGGTATGATCAAACTGGATGGACTTTAAAAGGAGGCAACAAGATAAAAGATTGGAAAGCAACAGCGCGTAATTGGGTGCGCAGACAAAAAAAACAAAGCGATGCAACAGCTACAAAAGGATTCAAGCAAACAAATTTCAACGCTGAGAACATTAAGTCTTTCGTTACTGAAGGATAGCAGCATACAACTTAGCCCAACGCAAGCATGGGATGAAGGCACGAACATAAAGCAAGCCTTAGCGATTGCGCCTGAAATGGTTCGGGGTTGGATTGTGTCTGAGGTAGGGCGAATGATTAAAGAATTGAATTATAAGGTGACGATTCAGAGCGATGAAGAATTGATGTTTTGTTGCAGGTCAATTATCGAAGAGCATCCGACTTTGAAGCTAGAAGAAATACGTGTGTGCTTTAACATGATACGCAAAGGCAAATACGGAAAGATGTTCGAACGCTTAAAGACTCCTGAGATACTGACGTGCTTGCAAACCTACCAGGGCGAAACACGCGCAGAAATTTTAGAGCAACGAGCGAAAAATAAAAAGCACGAAGCCACAGAAAAGACTGATGAGGTTTTGCAGCCTTTAGGTTTAGTGGAATTGTACGACAAGCTGCAAGTAAAAGAACACGTACCAACCAAAGAAGGCATAGGTACTAGACTAAAAAAGAAAAATGGATGGGACAAATGAATGAATTAATAAGCAATTGTTGCGGCGCACCTAAATTTGGAGATTGGGAAATATGCGCTGAATGTCTAGAACACACAGACTTTATCGAAGAAGATGATGATCACGAAGAGTAAAGCCAAAGTAAAACTTGACAAGGCTTTAAGCGACTACGTGAGAAAATCAAACGCAGATGAATTTGGGCAAGTAAATTGTTTTACGTGTACAGCGAGGAAAAATTGGAAGCTAGTTGATTGCGGCCATTTTATAACGCGATCTAAGATGAGTACCCGTTGGCTATATAAGCCTGAAGAGGGCATGGTCAATATGATGCCCCAATGTAAGCAATGCAATTTGACAGGCGGTCAACAGTATTTGTTTGCAAAGAGATTAGACGTAATTTACGGCGAAGGCACAGCAGATAAAATACTGCGCAAGAGCAATGAAACCACAAAATTTAGCATAGCAGAACTACAAGAGATGACTGCATACTACAATGACTTGTTTCGAAAACTTCCTGGTTAAAGAATACGACACCTTAAAAAGGTATGGTGACCGTTTGGTTGGCGAGGCTTGGGGACAAGATTTGCTACACGATATGTCGATTACTTTTTTAAAGAAGGGAGATAAACTAGACAAGCTATGCACACGAAAAGAAATGCTGCCTTACATGAAACGGGCTATGCGTATTGCCAGTTGGCATGAACACGGCAAGTTTTACAAACAGTACAAAGAGTACGAAAAACGAAAAGCGAATTTAGATGTCGAGCAGGTTTTGATAAAAGAACACGAAGTAATAGAGTTAGAGAAAAAACAACTTGGAACTGTATTCACTTTGCTTGAAGAGATAAATTGGTTCGACAGAGAGATATTTAAAGCCTATTTTTTACACAGTCACACACTACAAACATTAAGCGATGCCACAGGAATTAACAGACAAACAATCTACAGAAGCATTAGGAAAGCCCAAGCGCACATCAAAGCCAAGACGAAAGAAATCTAAAGGCTTAGGCGATGACATTGAAAAGTTTACGGAAGCCACAGGCATTAAAAAAGTCGTGGAGAAAGTATCGGAAATTACGGGCAAAGACTGCGGATGTAAGAAAAGAAAGGAGTATCTTAATAGAAGGTTTCCCCGTTATGATGGCATGAGCAAAGCCGATCAAAAAATATGGGTAGATGTATTGAAGCCTAAGTTTCAAGAAGGAGCGACAGTTTCATTGGCTTACCAGGAAACGTTCATTGACGTATACCAACGCACATTTGGAATCCGTTTGAAAAAAACGAATTGCGGAAAATGCGTATTAGAAAATCTAGAGCAACTAGAAAAGGCATACGCTATTAGCTGCGACAAATGAAGATACTATGTCCTGCTATACTTGACGGCTACCAACGCAGAAAGGATCGTAGCGTAAGTTTGCGCTTGCTTACCCAAGAGCAGACGAGCCAAGACCTAATGAACATTGACAGTTTGTTAGACACATTCGGCATACTGTACTTTAGGGCTGATGATTCGCCTGAAGACAGCGTACCGTTTGAAGAGTTAGACAGCATAGAGTTAGACTTGTACGATAAGAAGAAGACACAGAGCCAAAGGCTACGTGCCGTACTCTACAAGTTGTACAAGCAAGAGGGAGGGGAAGGAGAATTTAAAGACTACTACAAGGTAAAGACAGAGAAAATCATTGAACATTTTAAAAGCAGATTACAAGATGAGTAAAGCATCAATTTTAGCGCACGAAGAAATCAAGCCCAAGAAACTATCTATTGAACAACAGATATATTCTTACCTGGAAAACAATGGCGCAACTAGTCTACAGATGATTGAGTTTCATTTGGGACTAAAGAATCAAACAGCGTCAGCAAGATTAAGCGAGATGCACGACAAAGGCATAGTATGTTTTGATGCCTACGGTTCATATCGGGTGACGCATGATGAAAGAGAAAAGAGGGAGGTAGAGTGGCTTCGAATGCGTGACAAATACGAAAAGTGGAAAAAGCAAGGTGTAAAGAATGGGTGGTTAATTAGTGACTTTGATTCCCGCACCCAAAAAAAAGCGGAATGACACACGCAAGTTTGTTTAGTGGCATTGGAGGCTTTGACCTAGCAGCTCAATGGGCAGGGTTTACTAATGTCTTTAATTGCGAGTGGGAAGAATTCCCTCGCAAAGTCCTCAAACACCACTTTCCCAATGCAGAACAATACGCAGACATACACGACTTCGACGCAACTAAGTATAATGGACGAATTGACATTCTTAGCGGAGGATTCCCATGTCAACCGTTTAGCGTTGCAGGAAAGCGAAAGGGATCAGAGGATGAACGCCACCTGTGGCCTCAGATGCTTAGAGTTATCGGAGAGTGTCAACCCCGTTGGATCGTGGGCGAGAACGTTCGCGGGCTTGTTAGTTGGTCGGACGGATTGGTACTCGAAACGTGTTACTCTGACTTGGAAAATCTTGGGTACTCCGTCCAATCGTTTATTATTCCAGCTTGTGCCACAAACGCTCCCCACCGACGCGACAGAGTTTGGATTGTTGCTCACTCCGACAACTTCAGAACCAGTTCACGACTTGGAGAAGTTCAAAGCAAGGATGGAGAAATACCCGAACGGAACAACGATGCCAAACCTAGCGACACAAGTACACGGAATGCTCCCAACGCCGACAACGAAGAACGTAACGGGAGGTGCAGTCCAAGTGAACGAGAAAGGCAAGAGGCAGAACAAAGGGGGGACGGAATTTTCAGCGCAGCTGCACGACTTAGCAAAAAGCGGGATGCTTCCAACACCGACAGCGCAACAAGAACGAGCGAACGCATCAATCGACAGGGGAAAGGGGAATTTATCAGACGAAGTAGCAACACGATTCCAGGTGGGTGGGAAGAGTTCCCAACTGTCTCCCCTGTTTGTGGAGGAGATGATGGGCTTCCCAAAGAACTGGACGGTATCACCCTTCCAAAGTGGAGAAGAGAATCAATAAAAGGATACGGAAATGCCATAGTGCCACAAGTAGCACATCGTATATTTGAATCTATCAAAGAGTACGAACACCTGTAAATAACAGAAAAAAACAGACATGGCTAAGTACGATAAAGGACAATCGGGAAATCCTAATGGAAGACCAAAAGGTGCTAAGGGCAAAATATCTAGCGAAGCACGGCAATTGTTTGTCCAGGTAATGGAAGGCGAGATGGATAACATTAAAGATTCATTGGGCATCTTGCGTGAGAACAGCGACGAGAAATACCTGAAGGCTTTAAGCAGCTTGATGCCATACTTTATGCCTAAGCAAGTAGAAACAGACGTAACCATTTTAGAGGCTATTAAGCCCCCTTCGTGGTTTGATGAGGTATTGGATAGGACAGACCAAGAAGATGAGAACCTGACTACGTGAAACAGCCTAAAGCGTACTACGATGTAAAGGGAAGCAAGGCTCGTATCGTTTGCTTGCAGGGAGGGAGTCGAAGTGGCAAGACCTATTCAGTTTTGCATTGCCTGTGCGAATGGTGCTACACGTACCAAAACTCGCAGTTTACTATAACTATCATACGCAGAAGTTTTCCTTCGCTTCGTGCTAGTGTAATGCGTGACTTCTTCAACATCATACAAGAGGCAGGGTGGTATCAAGAGAAGCACCATAACAAGACAGAGAACACGTACAATCTGTTTGGTAACCTAATACAATTTATAAGTGCCGATCAGCCCGACAAATTCAGGGGCGCAAAGCACCATTTTGTTTTTCTCAATGAGTGTACAGAATTAGCTAAAGAGGTTTTTGTCCAAATTTCTATGCGTACCCTGTATAAAATTTTCATCGATTTTAACCCGTCAGAAGAGTTTCATTGGATTTATGATACGGTGATACCTAGGGATGACTGCGACTTTTTTAAGTCTACGTACCTGGACAACCCGTTTCTAAACAAAGAGGTAATAGATGAGATTGAGAGACTCAAAGACACAGACGAGAATTACTGGAGAATCTATGGACTAGGGGAAAGGGGCATAAGCAAGGAAACTATATTTCAAACGCACGTCTACGACGAACTACCCGAGAACGCAAAGCACATAGCATACGGCTTAGACTTTGGATTCGCTGCTGACCCTGCGGCATTGGTTCGAGTTAGTCAAAGGGGAGATGAACTGTACATGGAGGAGTTGATATACAGCGGAGGCTTAACCAACCAAGATTTAGGAGAGAAGTTTAGGGCATGGAATATAGGGAGGCATGATGAAATCATAGCAGATAGCGCAGAACCAAAAAGCATAACTGAGTTATCGCGCATGAACTTTAACGTGAAGCCTGCGCGTAAGGGAGCAGACAGCATACGCAATGGCATTGA